GCGCAAGCTGCTCCTCGAACTCATTGAAGCTGAAGGTGAGCGCGCCTGTCGTCAAAATTCCGGTGCCGTCGGCGACAAACCCCATCTTGGTGAGGTTCTCGGAGACATATTCGTCCGCGGAGTGCACGACCCCGCCGAGGCCGGAATAGCTTGTCCCGGCTGTGATCGGGTCCAAGTTCGGGATTGTCCCGCGCAGCGTCGCCCATGCTGGCGCGCGCGCGGTGAGCGCCGCCGCCGTAGCGGTTGCGCCGTCAATCACCAACGTGACAGTCGCGCCACGATATTCCGTGCCGTCGCCACCGACGATGGTGACGCGCGATTGCAGCGGAATCTCGTAGGTTGACCAGATCGGGAGATCGTAATTGAGCACGGTGTTTGAGGCCCGCAGCGTCACATAGCCCGAGCCTTCGACGCGGGCCTCCGCCCCGCCGGGGTCAACAGTTGTCCACTCCGTCTGCGCGGCGGCGGGCGTGTCCGGGCGCGGCGTGAACGAGAACAGCCCGGACGGTGTATTCAGCGCGACCATTTGCACGGTGCGCCCCGCCGCCGTGAGGTCTTGCAGCGACGATGCCGGGCCGAGCGAAACGGGGTTCGCCCCCTCGCCCGAAGTCCCGAGTCGCTTGGTGTCAAATACGATAATGCTATCGCGAACCGCAAACGTCTCCGCGCTCAGCAGGGGCAGTGACGGCGCGACGCCATCGCCATCTGCCCCGAGCCAGCCACCCAGAAATCCCCCGGCGCTTACCAGCGATGACGGGCCCAGCGAGCCGATGCGGAGCAGGCTCATGTCACAGGACCTCAGTCGCGTTGACGGTCACGGCGATATCGGCGATCGGGCGCGCCCAGGCGCGAAGCGCGCCGCCAGCCAGAGCGGTTGTCGCCAGCCCCGGAAAGTCGTCGCCGATCATCACGTAATTCGCGTTGTCGGCTGGCGCGCGCACCCCGGCGCCTGGATTCGTGGCCGCGAACACGATCCAGAAGGCGGCGCGGGTTTCCCGCTGGATCGTCAGGCGCGCTGGCCCGGCGCTTGTCGTCAGCTCGGTCCACGCGTCATGGGTGCAGGTGATACGAGGCATCGTGGGGTCCTTTCCCTTCAGGGCGCGGGTGTTCAGGCGGTAGGGGGAATCGAGACGATGGCGAGCGCAGCCACGCGCACCCGGCCGCCGGTGAAATCCGCGCCATCAGCGGTGATCCGCACCGGCGTCGCAGCGTAAAACGGCATGCCAAGGGTCATCCCCGCCCAGGTCGACCCGAGGGCGCCGCCGACCCCGCTCGCGAAAAAGGTCGCGTTCGGCGCAGCGCCCGCAAATCCGACCGAGAATGTCGCCGGGCCGGTGACCGATTCGATGACGCGGCCGGAAAGCGCCTGGATGTGGCCGTTGGCCGGTATGATCGCGGCGCTGTCCACTACAGCGCCCGATGCGAGGAATATCTCCGCCTCGATCGGGACAACCTGCAGACGCGCGCCGCCCCCCAGCACGGTGTCCCGCGTCCACGCGCCGCCGCGAAACGCGGCGACCGCGCTGACGTCGATGACCCACGCGACCCATCCCTCCTGCGGCGTCACGAATGTCCAAGCGCCGGTCAGCCACACCGCCAGCGCTCCCGCATGGCCGGACCATGCACCGGTCGGGCTGTCCGGGATGGCCCAAACGGCGCCCTCGGCAGGCGCAGCGGGCGGATCGGCGACGCTAACGCTCTGCAGGCGCAGATGCGCCAGCGCATCCAGCCGCGCCAGCGCCGCGTTGACGGTGACGTGCTTCTGCGCCTGCGCCTCTTCGAGCAGGATCATTCCCAGGTTTGCCGACGCGGTCATTGCAGCTCCTTCAGAAATTCGTCGTTGCAGCGGGGCCTTCGCCCCAGACCGAGCCGATCTGCGCGACCTCGACAGACCCCGAAGCAGGCGCGCCGTCGGCAGCCAGGAAGATCGCGGCCTCGGCGTCGGTCACGGTTTCCGCACGCAGCAGCGCGCCCCCCGCCGCGCGCCAGCGCACCGCGTAAACTCGGCCATCGGGTGCGGCGATCTCGCTGGCGTCCCATGGGTCGCCGCCCCAGCGGGCGCGTCGCGTCCAGCTGGCCTCGAGGTCGCCACCCGTGGCCGCGACGCTCAGGTGCGCGGGCGCGAACGGCCGCAGACCAACGCCCATGAAAGCCGCCGAAAAGCCGGTCCATGATGCGCCGTCCACCGGCCGGGTCGCGGGGCCGAAGCGGTAGTCAAACGCGGCGGTGCGAAACTCGGCGCCATAGCCCGGCTGGCGCAGCGCCGACGACAGCAGCACCAGCCGTGCGCCCACGTCATGCGTCATCGCGCCCTCGGTGCCGCGCTGGCCGCGCAGCAGGCGGGCGATGCGCCAGCGGTTCGGCGCGATCAGCGTCGCGCTTGCGAATTGCACGATCTCCCACGCACCGTCCGGCGCTTCGATCGCCAATGCGTTCGCGCCGTTCAGCACGGCCAGATCAGGCGCGCTGGCCAGCCCGCCCTCGAACAGCGTCAGCTCTGCCGACGCGCCGTCGTCCCAAATGTCCGGCGGGCGCGGCGTCAGCGCGGTGTCGAGCAGCCCCATCACGCTGGGGCTGTCGATCAGCATGTCGGGCGCCAGCGCGCCACCGGTCCCGCGCCATACCGCCACGCCCGACCATGGCCGCGCATAGGCGGCGAAATATGGCAGGTGCTCGACATAGGCGGCGTCGAGGCGCGGCAGGTCCATCGCCACCAGGACAGGCGCGGCGGCCGGCGGCGGCGCAGGCAGGCGGGCGGAGCGCCCGTCAGTCATGCCGCCGCCCACCGCATAGACCGCGCGGTCCCAGCGTTCGGCCTCGACCGGGCGCGCCCATTCCCAGCCGACGCTGAGCGCGCGCGTCTCGATCACGCCCAGCCCGCTCACTCCGGCGGCCCCGGCGATCCGCGCCACCATGCCGGGCCGAAGCGTCAGCATTGTCGGCGGCGCGGCGAAGCGGTCGGAGACGCGGGTGACGCGCCGTTCAGCGAGCAGGGCGCCCGCGCGGGCCTCCGCCTCCTCAGTCGTGATCACCACGTCGGCGGCGACATCCACCACCGAGTCGCCGCCCGCGCCGGTCCAGCCCGGCGCATGGGTGAGCGTCTGGCGATAGTCCGATCCGGCGGCGTAGTGCTGGATGCGCAGGCGGCGCGGCGCGTCAAGGTCGTCGGCATCCGCCGTCTCGACCGGCGGCTCGCCCCGCGCGGGCGCGATCAGCGATGCCTCCTCCATGTCGAGCCGCTCGGCGAAGGCCCGCGACCCCGCCCACAGCGCGTCGCCCCGGTCGAAGATGTCCGCCTGATGCAGCTCCAGCAGCGGCGCGAGAAAATCCCGGTCGCTCATCACGCCATCGCGCTGCGCCCCGTCAACCATGCCGATCAGGCGCTCGACATCGACGGCTATGCTGCGCGCAGCCGCCACCTCGGCCACGATCATCGCCAGCGTGGGTTTACCGAGTCGGCCGTTGAGCCAGTGGCCCAGCCGGTAGTTTTCGCCATCTGACCACACGCCGTCGAGGGCAGGAAACTCCGGCCATGGCCGCGCGTCCCAGGCCCATAGATGCGTGCGCGCGGTATCGACCATGCGTCCGGCATAGAGCGCCGAGGCGGGGTTCTCCGCCGGGTCTTCCCAGAACGAAAGCACGGCCTCGAGCGCCGCGCGCTGGGCGGCGTCGTCGCGGGCGCCGGTCGAGAAATACGGAAAGAAGCTCTCGGAGGACTTGGGGTCGAAGAACACGTTCGGCTGGTTCGCGGCCTTGTCGATGGCGGGAAAGTTCAGCTCGATGAACCGGAGAGCTTTGGACTGCGGCACATAGGCGGTCGGCGACGCGGCCCTTACGCCGCCTGGGCGGTCATGGTGCGCATTGGCCCACCAGTTCCACAGATCCTTGAATCGGAACACCCACGGCTCGCCATAGGCGCCGTCGGTGATCGGCGTGCGCAGCTGCGCCGCGCGGTCGGCGTCCGAGGCGTAGAACCAGTCGTATCCCTCGCCGCCCCGGATGCGCGCGCGCAGCAGCGCCTTGTCGTAGGGGCCCCAGCGCAGCGGCGCGTCGAGGTGATCCTCACCCTCGCGTTCATCGGTCAGAGGCATGTAGTTGGAAATGCCGAAGAAGGCGGCGGACGGGTGCGCGATCAGCGGGTCAAGGTGGAACGCCAGCGCGCCCGGCGTTTCCGGATGCTGGTGCGGCGACGCCTCGGACCAGTCGGCGGCGTAGCCCAGATTGTCGGCGACGGCGCCGATGGCCGAGACATCCTCGAGCAGGGTGACCAAAGCCGCGACTGCCGGATAGGCGCCGGTGGCGTCGCGCAGCCGAGTGACTCCCCGCATCTCCGACCCGATCAGCAGGGTGTCCACCCCGCCGGCCGCTTTCGCGATCATCGCGTGATGCAGGATGAAGCGACGATAGCCCCAGTCATCGGGGTCGCCGGAATAGCTGATGGTGTCGTCGGGCTGGACTGCGAAATCCGCCGCCGTAGCCGCGCCGAAGAACGCCGCGATGTCGGCGGCGACCCCCGCCGTGCGATCAGCTGTCGAGGTGATCCGACCGCGCCAGGGATACGCAGGCTGCTCGGGCGCGCCATATGGGTCCGGCAGGCCAGATCCGGACGCAATGTCCATCAGGATGAACGGAAACAGCATCGGCGCCAGGCCGCGCGCCTTGAGGTTGCGCAGCGCCGCGATCACGCTGCGGTCCGCCGGTGTCCCCCCGAAAGCCGGGCGGTCGTCGATCAGGCTCACGCGCGTCGCCGTCGCGCGCGTCAAACCGCCCGCCTGCCACGCATAGGGCCGCGTTACCTTATCGAAGTTATCGACCTTGGGGCGCAAGGTGCAGGCGCCTGCGCGCAGATCATCGCCGAACCACGCGACCGTCAGCGACGCGCCGGTCAGGTTTGGCGCGACCTGCTGCAGCCGGTCGATCGACACTGCCCAGTCGCTGACGCCACGCTGACCGAGGCGGTTAAGCGCCCGCGCTTCTCCGGCGCTGGCTATGTCGGTCACCGGCTCCGGATCATAGACAAACTCGCCCGCGCTGGGGATGATGTTGACCGCGCGCGTCAGCGCCTCGGCGGAACCCTCCGGCGACAGGGTGCGAAACACCTCGACCTCGATCGCCGGAGAGCGGTTGCCCCACTCGGTCAGCTCGAGGTCTTCAATCACCAGATAGGCTCGGCCGCGCCGCGCGGGCGCCCAACCCTCGATCGCCACGATCAGCGGGTCTGGCGCCTGGTCGGCGGTCCCGCGATGCAGGCGCACATTCCAGTCGGCGATGTCGGTGACGACACCGTTGACCCAGACGCGGCCGATGCCGTCAATCGGCCCCCGGCACAGGCTCAGCGCCCATGAGCGCGAAAACGTATTGGTTTCTGTGGTCACCTTTGGACCGCCGCCCGAGCCGCCCTGGCGCTGCGTCGTGGTCGTGCTGCGCCTGGTGTATTGGCTGGCCCAGATCGGGCGGCCCATCAGCCGCATGGCGCCCCATATCTCCGGGATCGGCGTTCCCTCGGCGCTGCTCAGACTTTGGGATTGGCGCAGTTCGACGCCGGTGCGGCGCTGGTCACCTGGGCCGAACAGCGCTTGGTCGATCTTGGAGCCGACGAAGGCGCCCAGCGCGCCGCCGATCGCCTGCCCGGCGATGGCGCCGAAGATCGGCCCGCCGATGGCGGTGCCCGCGGCCGCCCCAGCCGCGGCGCCGACCGAGCCTAGGATCGCGGTTCCCATCAGACCGCCCCGTTTGGCAGGGGCGGCCACGCAAAGGCTGCGACCGGCGGCGCGGGCGGCGGTGGCGTCTCGACCACGGCGTGACCGGAATAGGCGTGGATGACCCTCAGATCGGGTGCGCTGCGGCTGACGATGGCGGCGTGCTTGGCCGGCCCGGCGCGCCGCATCCGCCACAGCAGCACGTCGCCGGGAAGGGCGGCGACGGGGTCACGAGCGATCAGCCAACGGTCCAGGGCGGCGCGGAGCTGCTCGCCGCCCTCCAGTTCGGCCCAGTCGGCGCGATAATCGGGCGCGCGCTGCGGCTCCGCCCCGTAGAGCGCTCGCCATACGCCGCGCAACAGGCCCAGACAGTCGGTCCCGGCGCCGATGGCGCTCGCCTGATGGACATATGGCGTGCCGATCCAGCGGCGCGCCTCGGCAAGCGCGGCGTCACGGGCGGCGGCGAGTGCGGTGTTCACCGCCGCAGGCTCCCGCCATCGAGCTGCGCCTTGTCGTCGGGCAACGCCAGAAACTCCCCCTCGGTGACCGCAAACGGATCACCGCCAAAATTCTCACCGTTCGCAAATTTGTCGCGACAGTGCGTGGGCGTGTGGGCGCAGCCTGCCGTGACCACGCCCGTGTCGCCCGCCGAGGGCGTGAACGGCGGCGGATCGGCAAGCGCGATCTCGCCGCCCTGATGGCGCACGATGTCAATGCTGCGTCCGGCGTTGGCCCCGCCGCCGGGCGCAGCGTCGAACACCAACATGCCGCGCGCCGCCCAGGTGTCGGGCCGCGCCTCCAGACCGGCGACCGCAAGGCGGCGGCGGTCGCGCACGGCGGTCACCACGACTGCGCTGCGGAACGCGGGCAGGCTGAGATCGACGCCGCACACCGGGCCGCCAAGCACCAGCGGGCAGCCGGTCGAGATCACGTCGCCCTTGCGCTGGTTCAGCAGCGCGGTGCGCTGGCTCAGCTCCATCACCCAGGCCTTGCCGCGCCGCCTGATCTCGCCGACCAGTGCGCGATCCATGCGCCACGGGTCGGCGGCGGCGGGGTCGGCATCGGCCTGGCGCCAGTCCACCAGCCAGATATCCACCGCCGCGCCGCGCCACAGCCCCGCTGCGACTTCCGTATCCGACACCTGCGCGCCGTCGAGCGCGCCGCGCAGGTCAAGCCGGTCCACGGTGAGGCCAAGCCGCTGCCGAGCAGCCGAGCCGACCGCGCCGGTGTCGGCGCGGCACGTTACGCCGTCCACCACCAGGTCGCGGTCGTGATCGGTGAACCCGACGCGCCGTCCGTCGCGCAGCGTCACGGTCCAGGCGCGCGCAAGGGTGGCCGAGCCGGAGGCGATCAGGGCCTGCAGACGCGGGTCAGGCGCGGTCACAGCAGCGCCTCCGCGACCATGCCGCCGGTCAGCCCGACGATGCGCGCGCGGGTATCGGCGTCGCTGGCGCGATGGCCCGCCGCCGTGTCTGCGAACGGCGGCCACGCGCCGGAAGCCACGACAGGGTCGGCGGCGCTGCGCAGCCAGCGGCCCGGAAAGGCGGCGAGCCACGGAAACGGCGAGATCGGATAGGGCGGAGTCACTCGCGGACCTCTTCGATCAGCACCTGCGGCGCCTCGCCCGCGTTGAAGCGCGAGAGGCTGATCTCGAGCCTGTCGTCGGCGAACACGGCGGGAAAGTCGCGAAAGCCGCCCCAGGTGGGCGAGGCGGCGCCGGGCGCGGCGTCAAACGTCACCCGCCCGGTGGTCGGGTCCAGCGTCCAGCCAGAGACGGCCGGGACGCCGTCGAGCGCCACCAGAAAGCCCGCCGCGCGCGGCCGCGTCACCCGCTCGTCCTGCAGATGGGCGCCTTGCGCATGGCGGATCACGCACTGGAACACCGTGGCCGAGCCGTCCACCGAGACAAGCGGCTGATCTGCGGCGGCGGGCGCCAGCGGCGTCTGGCGCGACCACCCGGCGGTCGAGAAATCGAGCGGGTCGGCGATGCGGAACCCGTAGAGCCGCCCGCGTCGCAGTCGGTGAAAGGCGCGCAGCAGCGCGAGGTCCTCCGCCGTGCGCAGGCTGACGCCGACATCCCAGCGCATCAGCGGCCGCGACCACAGGCCGGTGCGCCACGTATAACCGTCGGACGCCTCGGCGACCTCGGTCGACCATGCCGCGCCACCCGCGCTGGGGCGGCCCAGCGCCAGCGGAAACAGCGCGTCGTCATGGATTACCGTCACGCCAGCCGCCCCGCCCTGTTGAGCACGGCGGAGAGGTCCGCCGCCAGAGAGGCGCGCGAGAGCTCAAAGCGCGAGCCGCGCGGCGGCTGGGCGCGGCCCAGCGCCCGCGCCATGACGCGCTCATCAAAGCCGCCGCCCGGCGCCGCGCCGGGCGGCGTGACCGTCACCCGCTCGCCAGGCGTGACCGGCAGCCGCAGCATCCGGCTATCAAAGCCGCCCGCGCCGCCCACCGTGAAGTCGGCGCCGAAAGCCGCGCCTGCGCGGGGGCGCGGCGTCGGCAGCGGCGACGACGATGGAGCGCCGCCCGCAGGCGCGAACAGCGCGCCGATCAGCCCGCCGCTCGCCTGCCCCAGCGCCGCGTTGACGCCGCCGCCGATCAGGCCGTTGCCGCTGAGCGCCTGCTGGGCAAACTCCCCCAACAGGCCGATCACTGCGCGCAGCGCGTCGCCGCCGGTCGCCAGCGACTGGCCAAAGCGCGTGAACGTGTCGGCGAGGCTGGCGGTGTCGCGTTCGGCGCGCCGCGCTTCCTCAGCCTGCTGCGTCTGGGCGCGAGTCAGGGCGTCCAGCTGATCCAGCGTGGTGCGCAGATCGTCGGCGTAAAGCCGCGCGATCGACCGGGAGTTTTCGGTCACGACGCCGTATTCCTGCAGCGCCGCGCTCAGCAGCTCCTGCTCGACGCGATAAGCGGCCGCCGCGCTTTCAACCATGCCAAACGCGGCGACCTGCTGGTCAAGAGTCTGAAGCTGCCGCTCGGCGGCGGCGATCTGCCGGTCGAACAAGCCGTCGTTCTTCGCGACGGGCGCAGCGGCGGCGGCGCCGCCGCCGGTGCTGACCGCATCGGTGAAGGTGGTGGACGGCGGCGTAAATGCGCCGCGCCGCTCGATTTCATCATTGATCTCGCGGATGCGTGCGGTGAGCGCCGCCTCCTGCGATTGCAAGCCCCCGAAACGGGTGCTCGACGTATCGCCAGCACCCGCGCGCGTGGCGAGAAGGTCCTGCGTCACCCGCAGCTTTTCGACCGTTTCCGACAATTCGCCGTTAAGCGATCGCAACGACTTGCTGTCGATGTCGCGAAAGCGATCGAGCACCCCGGCCAGATTCAGCGCTACGTCGGCCAGCGCGCTTTTCAGCCCGAGCCACAAGCCGGTGAACCCGGAAAGGCCCTGATTGAGCCGCGTCGTGATTAGCCTGTCCTGCGCCGCAAACTCCGCTGTGATCCGCTGGCTGTCGCGGATCAGATCGCCGCCATACAAATGGCCGAGTTTTTCTGCTTCGCTGGTCAGCGCGCGAAAGCCGTCGCCACCCTGGGCAAGGATGCTGAGCAGGGCGCCACCTTGCTCGCCAAAAATCCGTTGCGCCGCCGCCGCGCGCTGCGCCGGGTCCTCGATCCCTGCGAACCCGTCGGCAAGCTGCTCAAACGTCGTCGCGAGATCGCCACCCAGCGTGACGCCCAGCGCCGCGAAAACGCTCTGCGCCTCTTTGGCGCCGTTCTGCGCCTCGCCCAGACGGTTCTGCAGCGTCCGCAGCGCAGGCTCCAGCCCTCGGTCGCTCTGACCCGAGATGGTCAGCGCCGCGCCGAGCCGCTCGAACAAACCCGGGTCGATCTGCAGACGGTCGGCCGCGTCGCCAACAGCCGCGATCTCGGCGGATGCGCCCGCGCTGGCGCGCGACAGCGCGAGAAACCCGCCTGCGACGGCGCCAACAGCCAGACCGACTGGCCCCAGCGTAACGGCGAAGCGGCCCAGCGGCCCAAGGCTCGACGCCATGCTCTCCAGCCCGCCACGCGCCTGTCGCGCCGCCGTATCCACCGCGAGCAGCCCCCGGTTGACGGGAGCGGTGGCGGCCGCGACGCGCTTGAGGTGACGGTCTCCCGCGTCGCCGATGCGGCGCGCCTGATCCTCGACCTCGCGCCCGCCCTCGGCGGAATAGCGGATGCGCACGTCACGCCTGGTCGCCATGCTCCGCCATCCTTTCAGACCATGCGGCCAGCGCCGCCACCTCGACTTGCGCCGCCCACTCACGCGCCAGCGCGCGCGGCACCCCCGCCGCCTGCGCCGCCGACGCCACCCGCGCCACGTCCAGCCCCACCGGCTGCGGCGGCAGCGGGACGGCGCCCATCGGCGCGGCGATCATGGTCACCGGCCCGAACCGCCACGGCTCGGGAAAATCAAGCACGGCGGCGGCGAAGCGCGCCGCCTCCACGGTCGTCACTGGGTCAGCGTCTTCGGGGCAGGGTTCGGCCCCGCCCCAGCGGGCGCAGCAGGCGCCGCCGCGCCGGGCGACATCAGCGCAGTCGGCGCAGAATTTGCGGCCGCCCCCGGCGCGCCACTTGGCGAGGGCGGCGAGACGTTTCCCTCCTGCTCCGCCAGCACGGCGGCGGCCAGGTGTTCGTCCAGCGCGGCGCGCATCGGCGCGTCCAGATGCGGCGCCTGCGCAATCAGGGCGTCGCGCATCGCCAGGCTCGGCGGCAGCGGCGCGCCGTCGGCGTCGTCCACCGCAGACCAGCCGACCACGAAATGCACCCATGCCGCGTCGAACATCACCGAAACCCGGGTGGCGATGTCGTCGTCGCGGCCCAGGAGGCGCAGGGAGGCCCAGCGCACGCAGGCGCGCCACGCGGCCGGCGACACTGCGTCGAGGTCCAGCCGCAGGCCCTGACCGATCTCGACCGAGCACGACGCAAGCCGCGGCGCGAGCCGGATCATCCCGCCACTCATGCCGGGTCTGCGTAGCTGGCGAGCGCGTTGATCAGCGTCGCCTTCAGCGGCGGCTGACCATCTGTGGGCCTGGTGGCGCGCCACGGCAGCGACAACTGCAGCACACCCGCGCCGGTCAGACGCGGCGCATCAGCCGAGAACACCACCTTGTCGATCTCGATCGCCAGACTGTTGGCGCCGTTTGCCCAGGCGACGACCATCTTGAGTTCGGTCGCCGCGCGCGCCGCGTCATATCGCGCCGCGCCGTCGAAACGAAACGTCGCCGAACCGGTCACCTCGAAATCGCCCTCAAGCACCGCCAGCGGCCACGGGTCGCCGCTGATCGCCTGCTCGTCGAGCGAGCGGCCGTTGCTCACGGTCATGTCAAGATCGACAATATCGGCAACAGTCGCGCCGCCGAGCGTGAGCCCCGCGTCATACGCGAAAAACCTCAGGTCGTCGGCGGAGGCGGTGACAACCGGCGTCGGATCGACTGACGCCAACAGCTTTGCCTCACGCTGACCAATCAGGCCAAAGGTGGCGCGCTGCGTCTCGCTGCTGCGCGCCAGCTGGAGGCGCATGGTGTTCCAGGTCACGCCGATGTCGGCAAAATGCGTGGCGCCAGCGCCGCGCCCCACGGTGGCGTGGCTGATGGCGCCGGGCGTGAATACGTGGGTGTAGGGTCCGGCGCCCGTGGTCACCGGCGCGCCCAGCAGCTGGCGCAGATGCCAGCCGAAGGTACGCGCGCGCACCGGCGCGACCCACTCGCCGTCCCAGCTCTCGAACCCGAGCAGCGCCTCGCCGGGGTTGCGGCCCTGCGCCAGCAGCGTCTCGCCCTCGACGGGGCGGCGCGAGCCGCCGGTGTAGCTGTAGCCCGGCAGCTGCACGAAATTGCCGGTCGCCTGCGTGGCGAAATCGGACTGGCCGCGCATCAGCAGCGCGGCGCTTGGGTCGCGTCCATAGGCGATCGCCATGGGTCAGGCCTCCAGAGGGTTGACGCCGGTCTCGTAGAGCAGCTCTACCGGCAGGGTGGCGGTGCGGATTGCGGCGGCGCCAGGCTGGCCGATGTCGGCGCGGTCGCGCAGCGGATGGACGCGGACATGGTCGGCCAGCGCCGCGAGCGGCGCATCGGCAAGCACCGCCGCCGCCAGCGCCGCCACCAGCGCGTCGAGCGCGGCGGCGCGCGCGGCGTCATCGGCGACCGCGACGCCGATCTCAATCTCATGCTCGACGGCCATTTCGCGCGCGCCGCCCAAGCGCTCCTCCAGCTCCTGCGGCGCGCCATCGACCATGTTGACCAGCCCCTCCGGGCCGATGTCCTCGGTCAGCGCGCCGCCGCGCCGCAGAGTGGGGCCGGGCACGGCGGACAACGCGGCGAACAGCGCTGTGGCGAGCGCCTCGTCCCGTGTCACCGCCCCGCCCTCGCCGCCGCTTCCCATCGCTCAAGGATCAGGGAGGGCAGGCGCTGGCTTCCCGTCCTCTCGACAGTCTCCAGATCCAGCCGCTTGCGCAGCCGCACCTGCGGGACGAGCACGAACATCACCACGGTCGCCACCTCACCTTTTGCGCGCGCGCGCTTGCCAGCCAAAGAAAAGCCGCGCTTGCCTTGCCGCTGATCGTCCGCCACCAGCAGGGCGTGGCCGCCCTTGCGCGGCACGAATCGTAGCGGGCCGAAGCGGTTTACCGGCCATTCTGCGGGCGTCAGCTTGCGGCCCCGCCGCCCTAGCGGCGTCGCCTCGGTTGGGATCGCCAGGAACCGGCGGCGGTTGGCGCGGATTACGGCGCCATCGGCGAAGACGGCGTGGAGTTTGGGCGCTTTCGACCAGATCAGACCGGCGGCCGAAAGGCTCGCCTCGCCTTTTGGATAGACAGCCGAGCGCCACGCCAGCGCGAGCCGGTTTCCCAGCCCGGCGCCGCGCGTCTGACGGCGTAAATCCTCTTTGCCGCCCTCTGTCACCAGCGCCATCGCCTCGGACGTGGCGCGCGCGCCCGCCCGCATCTCGGCGGCCATCTGCTCGCGCAGCGAGCCTGTGATCGCGGCGACCAGCCTCACAGCGGCGCCGTGTCGATTTCGACAGTCAGACGCCGCGCATCGACGAACACCGGGTCGCCCTGGACGCGGCGACGGTCAAGCTCGCCGCCGCTCGCCTCCAGCAGCACTGCGATCACCGCGCCGCGCGGCGGCGCCTCCTCAGCGCGGAAGCGGAAGAAGCGACCGTTCTGCGCGATCTGGATCGCGCCCATGGATTCGGTGACGCTGGCGGCGGAAATCAACGCGGTGCGCGCCAGCGCGGCGCCGTCCGGGTCGATCACCACCGGCTGGCCAAATGTCGCGAAGGCCGCCTCGCGGGCGGCCTTCGCATGGACGGCGAAGCTCATGCGGCGTCGTCCGGCCCGGACACCACCGCCGGTTTCGCCCGCGCCGCGCGCTTCGCCGCAGGCGGCGCGGGCGCGACGGCGCGGGCAAAACCGGCGGTGATCAGGACCTCCGCCTGGTGGGCGTCAAGCCGGATGGTGTCGCCCGGCGCGACGCTGACGCCCGGCGCGGTGAAGATTGTCGCCAACGCTTCGAGCGTCATGCGTCGCGCCGCCATCACCGCACCTTGGCGTAGAAGGTGGCGTTGACCCGGGCGGGGATCGGCAGCGCCGCCCCGGCCGATTCGATCAAGGTGCGCGACGGGTTGTTCTCGGTGAACATCTTCGACCAGAACGTCGCCGGGCTCAGCGCTTCCATGTCCATGATCGCGCCATAGGCGAGCACGCCCTGCAGCTGGCGGGCCGAGCCCATGATCACGCCATACGGGTCCATGACATTCGCGGCGGCGCCGCCTTCGGTATACGGCTGGCTGTAGGTCCAGTAGTCGATATTGCCGAGGCGGCCCTGGAACGTGCCCCAAGCGTCCTGACCCCGGCTCTCGAGCAGCATCTGGACGCTGGTCGGCATCTGGCTGCGGTTGTCAAGCCGCTCGCGGAACGCAGTCTCCGCCAGTGCCAGCTCCCACGCCTCGTCTCCCATCACCACGGTGTCGATCGACGCGCCGGACGACGCGCTGACCAGCGCAGCCCAGCTGCGCAGGTTTCCCTGCGGGGAGACGCCGCTCTCGCCCCACCGCGCGGTGGTGGTCAGCGCCACGGTCTGGCCGGCGGCGCGCCCGAAACTCACGGTGCTGGTCGGATAGTCCTCGCCGCTGACGGTGATCGCGCCGGTGGCGAGCACCTTGGCGCACATCACCTCGATGCGCCGCATGATCGCCGCCTCGTGATCGGCGATGATCTGGGCGATGCGCTCGGCGCGGCGCGCGACAGGCGACCGCTCACCGGCATAAATCTCGCCGGGCAGGATGTCGAGCATTGACGACGGCGTGAGCGCGGTCAGCTGCTTGATGTAGGCGGGCGTGAAGCTGTCGATCTTGCTGCCACGCTCCGCAACCGGCTTGGCCTTGGCGTCGGGATGGACGAACTGCGCGATTTCCTGCGCCACGTTGAGCACGTGGAAGTCGATGCGCGCGGTGTCGAAGAGGCGCACGGTCGGAAAGAAGACCGAGGCGAGAAACTGCTGCGGCCGGTCGAGCGGCCGCACCACTTCCGCCAGTTGGCGGGAGGTGTAGAGGGTGGACATGGGCATCGCTCCTTACGCGCCGGTGCGCGACTTGAGGAAGATCGGACGCCCCGCAGCGCGGAACGCGGTTTCGACGGTCTCGGCGGTGTGAGCAGTGCCGAAAGACAGCATCGCGCTGTCCACGGCGCCCGACAGCAGGATCACCGCAGGCGCGTCGGCGCTGGCCGCCGCCGCGTCGGTGAGCAGGATCGCCGCGGGGGTTTGGCTGCCGTTCGATGCGGCGGACAGCGACAGGACGTATTTGCCCGTCGCGGTGATCCGGCCCAGCACGGCGCCCGCCGTCAGGTCGGCCGCGGTCCCGATCGTCGCCACGGCGGTCTGCACCGGATAGTCGTCGAGGATCAGGCCGTTCGGGTCGTTGGAGACGCTCTCTTTGCTCGCCATGTCAGCGGACCTTCTTCAGGGCGACCAGCCGCGCCGAGGCGGCGGCCAGTTCGGGGGGGAGGGAGGACTCGGCGGCGGTGGACGCGCCGCCCGCCGGAGCGGGATCGCGGCCCGCCATGCGGGCGGCCAACCCGCCGGACGCCCTGGGCGCGGCGGCAAGGGTGGCCTTGGCCTCGGCGGGGCTGACCCCGGTCGAGAAGGCGAGCGTCGCGGCGAGCGCGACGGTGTCGGGACCGGCGGCGGCGAAGATCGCGGCGGCGCGGGACCGCTCGGCTTTGCGGCCCTGGGCGACGCCGCGCCGGAACGCGCGCCGCGCCTCGGGCGACGCTTCATCCTCGCCGTCCATGGCTTCAGTGTCGTCCTCGGGGGCGTCGTCCTCGGCGGGCGCGATCTCGATCTCGACGCCGTCGTCCTCGCCGTCCATGGCTTCGGGGTCCGGTTCGCCGGGGACGATGTCGGCGGTGGGGGCTTTGGCCTTCGGCGATGCGCCGCCGACCAGATTTGCGAAAGAGCGCAGCATCATGGCTTCCTCTCTGGGGTTATCCGGCGGCGCCGGGGAATTGCGCGGACCACAACGCAAGCGCGTCGTCCGCACTCAGGATCGCGTCGATCAGCCCGATATCGAGGGCCTCCCGCAGCGCGGCCGGGCCTGCGTAGGCCCGGGATTGGGTGGCGATGACCGCCGCCATGTCGGGCCGGCCGCGCCGCCCTTCGGCGACCGACTCGGCGAACACGTCGCGCAGCGCGGCGACTTCGGCCTTGAGGTCGGCGAGGCCCGCGGGCGTGAGAGCCGGGTAGGTGTCGAGCTTGCGTGCGCCCTCGGCGATCACCGTGCGGGCAAAGCCCATCTGCTCCAGCCACCCGCTGTCGTCGAGGTGCTCGACCATCACGCCGATATGGCCGACGCCGCCGGTGCGCGGCGCGCTGATGGTGTCGGCGGCTGACGCAATCCAGTAGGCGGCGGAGAAGGCGTTCGCCTCGACGATGGCGGCGACCGGCTTGATGGCGCGCGCGGCGCGGATCGCCGCCGCCGTCTCGTCCACGCCCGCGATGAAGCCGCCGCCGCTGTCGATCACCAGCGCCAGCGCCGCCACCTGCTCGTCCGCCACAGCGGTTGCGACCTGCCAGCGCAGCTCGGCGCAGCCGGTCGCGCCCGTCCAGCCCACCACGCCCAGTTGCGGCACGATCAGGCCGGAGACGCCAATCACCGCCACTGCGCCCGAGCGGTCATAGGGTTTCCAGCCTTGCTCTGCCGCATCCAGCGCGTCTTCGGTGTAGAGAGGCCCGCGCCCAAGGCCGTGTGCGGCGCCGGGCGTCAGCGCCAGCGCCGCGACGCGCGTCGCGCGCACCTGCGCCCAGGCGCGCCACGCGGCGCCGGGCGCCAGCGCCAGCGGCCACGGGCCCAGTCGCGCCAGCGGCTCCGCGCCCAGTCGCGCCAGCGATGCGATGTCGGTCATGCGCCGCGCGCTCCCTGTTCCGTGTCGGCCATGCCCGGCCGCCCGCCGAGCAGTTCGGTGAATTTCTCCTGCGCCGGATGCAGGACGCCGTTGGGCATCTGGGAGATTTCCTGCGCGATCTGGGCGAGGTTGTCCTGGTAGTCGTTGCCGGTCAGCTCGGCGGTCACATCCTCCATGGTCTCCAGGCCAAGCGCCACGCGCATCGCGGCGGCTTGCGCCTCCTTGACCGGATCGACGAAGCCGCGTCCGGGGCCGATCCACTTGGCGCGCAGCCATGCGCCGGGGGCCTGATCGAAGCGGGGCGCGCCGCGCGGCAGGGTGACCAGACCGGCGTCGATGGCCTCCTCGATCACCGCCCATCGGATCGGATCGCAGAAGCGCCGCGCGAACTGCTGGCGGCGCGCAGTCCAGCCGCGCCAGATCTCGATCAGCGCGGCGCGGGCGGAGGAATAGTTGACTTGGCTCCAGTCGCTGGACAGTTGCTCATAGCTGATGCCGATCCCCGCCGCGATCCGGCGCAGCACCGCCGCCTCGAACAGCGCGAAATTGCCGTTGGGCCGGGTCGCCGCGACCGCCTTGATGTCGTCTCCCGGCGGCAACACCGGGATGCGGACGCCGCCGAACGTGAGGCCCTTGGTCTCGGCCAGCGTGGTGCGGGCGCTGTCGAGCGCCAGATAACCCGCCGCGCCATCATCGAGCAGGTCCGACACCGTCTCCGGGTCGAGCTGCGACGACACGAACAGGCCCAGGATCGCGCCCAGCACGGCGGAGGCGAGTTCGACGCGGCCGTATTTGTCCTCCATCTTCAGCGCCTCGATGATCGGCGCGAAGCGGCTAACGCCGCGCGTCTGGCCGTCACGGTGCTTGTCAAAGAAATGCACGACGCGCGGGCGGCCCCATGCCTCTTCGCGCTCGATGCGATTCCAGACATACGCGCCCGACCCCCAGACCGAGAGCGGATGCTCGCGGCGCAGGTGATAGGCGACGGCGGCGCCGTGCGCATCGACCTCGACGCCGCCGCGCAAGGTGGCGGCATCGGCAGCGTCTTGCGGGTTGCCGAGCAGATCGGCGTCGAGCACCCGCACGGCGGTCGCCAGATGTCCCGCATAGCCCTGCGCGTCGGCGCGCCAGTGCAGCATCGCCAGGGCGTCGCCGTCCAGCACATAGCTGCGATAGGCCAGACCCGCCATGCCGCCCCAGCTCTGGGTGCGGGTGGCGTCGCAGCGAAAGCCGGGGTCGTCGGCCCACAGCCTCCAGGCGCATTCCATCTCGTCCGCCACCTCGGCGGCGGCCTCTCGGGATATGCCGAGCGCGCGGTGGTCCGGCTTGGCGGACGGGCGAAAGTTCGCGCCAATCACGCCGTCGATTTCTTTCTGGACGGCGCCAGCCGCATAACCATTATTGCGCGCCAGATCGCGGGCGCGGGCGGTGACAGCGCCGCGCGCCCAGCCCAGCTCGCTGTCCGGGTGCTCGCGATCTGGATGCCAGACCCGCAGCTCGCCCGCCGTCACATCGCCTGCGTCATAGGCCTCGGGCGAAGCCAACGCGCCGCGCGCGGCGGGCCGCGACGATCCGGCCTTGACCCTGATGCGCGGCAGGCTCATCGGAACGCCACGCCGATGGCGCCGCCGCGCGGCAGCCTGCCCAGCTGCGCGCGCAGGCTGCGGACGTAGGCTGACAGCCTCGCGGTGTCGGAGAGGCTGTATTGAACCGTCTCGGTGTCGGTGCGGACCATCACCGCCTGACGCCCGGTCATCAACATATGCAGCGCCGTCTCGGCCTCGGCGAGCCGGGCTTCAAGCGTAGCGCGCTCGGCGTCGGTCAGAGCAGCCATGATCACCTCTTCTTGATCCGCGCGAATGCCGCAGCGACCGGGTTTGCCGAAGCTGTCGGCGCCGAAGCAGGAGCCGCAGCAATGGTCGCCGCCTGCGCGGCGCGCGCCGACGCCTTGACGGCGGCCTTGGGCGCCGGGTCGAACAGCTCCGGCTGCGCGCTATCCGGCGCCGCGTCACGCTCGGCCTCCAGCGCATCCCACTGCTCGTCTGTCATCGTGCGGCTGCCGCATAGGCGGGCGGCGACCTCGGCATAGAGCGCGGTGTCGAGCGCCTCGTTGCGGCCATCGGGCTCGGTGCAGCGCCATGCCGATTCCAGCACGCCGAAGCGGTTGCGCTTGAGGATGCGCGCCTCGCTGCACAGTTGTCGAAAGAACGCGTCGCCCAGACCGGGCGCGAAACTCTGAAAGCCGCGCGCGTCTGGGTCCTCCTTGCGCAGCGCGCCGTAGAACATCGCCTTGAGCGCGCTGACGTTGATCACATAGTCTTGCCGCCGCGCCCGCACCGCGCGACCGTCCTTGCGGCGGTCGAGCTTTTGCAGCGCGTAGATCGGCCCGACGCCGGAGCTGGCGCCCTTGACCGCGACCACCCGGTTGCGCGGATGGCGCTTTGACCAGGCGCGCACGTCGTCGGTCCACGCGCCCATGTCGATCGCCAGCATGTCGAGCGCGATGTCGCGCCCGCCGGTCGCGCGCCATCGGCGCCGCAGCAGCGCGTCGAGTTCGGCGCGCGCCTCGTCGCTGGCGATCGGGTGCTGGATCACCAGGTAATCCACGGTATGCGCGCGCCCGTCGCGGCCATGGGCGCGAATGTGGCATTCCAGCCGATCCGCCTGCACGTCGACGCCGCAGGTCAGGATTGGCCGCTGCGGCGGGATGCGGCCACGCGGCGTCTGGTTGTCCTCGGCGGCGTTCTCGACGCGGTCGCGCAGCGCCTCCCATTTCGGCGCGTCCGAGGCCGCCGCGTAGGGCAGGCCCAGCACATCGTTGAAGAATGTCTGCTCAGAGCCGGGGTCGCCCTTGGCCACCAGCCAGGCCTGCGCGATCGACGCCCAATCGCGGAAGATCGAGTAGGCGCGCCAGAAGTGAAACGAAGGGTGATCGCCGTCGGGATTGCCGGCCACCCAGCCGCCCGCCGCCACCATCGCCTCCTTGTCGTGATGCTCGATCGCCGCGCCGCAGCTCGGGCAGGTGAAGTGCGCGTCCTGCGGCGCGTCCTCGCGAATGTTCGGCTCGAGGTTTTCCCATAGCAGCGGGTGGCGGTGCCCGCAGTGCGGGCAGGGCACATGCCATTGTTCGGCGGTGCCGCGCTCATAGGCGCGGGTGATGCGGCAGTCGCCGCGCACCATGGCTGTCGAGGCGCGCAGGATCTTGGCGCCGTGGGCATAGGCGTCGGCGCGGCTGTTGGCGAGCGTCTCCGGGTCACCCTTGGGGTTCGGCTCAAATTTGCTCAGGTCGTCCATCACCACGCGCGGGCAGGATTTGCCCGACAGGCCGGAGGGCGACCCGGACGCCTCGACGTAGAGGATGGCGCGGCGGTCTAGCGTCTCCTGAAAGTCGATGCTGTCGCGCGGCGCGTTCGGGCCGAACACCACACGCATCCGCGCGTTCTCGGCGCGGAAGTTGCTCCATTTGTCTTTGGCCCAGTCGGAGGCTGCGCTGGCTGTCGGGTGGACCATCAGCACGTTGGCGGGGTCGCGGTCCATCCAGCAGGCGACGGCGGGGATGATGATGGTCTCGGTCTTGCCGAACTGGGCAGAGCCGCGCAGCGTGACTTCTCGCGCCGGGTGTTCGGGGTCGAGGCACTCGAGGATGCGCTGCGCCCAGGCGAAGGCGGTGGCGTCAAACCGCCCCGGGCGCGGCGATTTGTGCGAGAATTCCAGGTGCTGACACGCCCAATCCCACGGATCAGGCGGCGGCGGCGGCGCCCATGCGGCGGCGGTCGCGCGCATGATGACCGCGTCGGCGGGCGCAAGGCAGGACATATGGGAACGCCTACGCCGCGCGCGGCGCGTCGGTGACGCAGTCTGTGGTGATCATGGCCGTCCCTGGTTGTCTCTGGCGGCCGTCGCGTTGGCCGGTCGCGGCGCCAGTCAGGCGTCCGCCAGATCGGCGGACTCTGCGGCCTGCGGCGTCACAGCGTCGGCTGCAGCCTCGAGCTCCCCGGCGCGCGCGGCGCGGGCGGCCCGCCAGCGGGCGCGCGACGCCTGCGCCATGGCGGCGGGGTCTGCGGCCAGCAGGGCGCTCGCGATGCGGCGCACCTCATCCAACAGGAACCGCTCGAACACCGCCAGGCTGTCGGCGGCGACGGCGCGCTGCGCCCGCGCGACTTCAGCCGCCAGCACCCAGCGTCCCTCATCGGCGGCGAATCGGCGCCGCGCCTGGGCAAGCTCGATCTCCGCCGCGTCGGCGCGCGCCCGTGCAAGGCGTTGCGCGTCGGACTGGCTTTCCTGCGGCGGCGTTGCGATCGAGGCGCGGGCGGCGTAGGCGATCAGCCCATTGCCGAGCTGCTGACCGGGATCCAACTCACGTGTGAGCCGGGCGGCGCAGGCGTCCGCGTCGAAGCGGCGGTCGCGACCCTGACCGGTCCAGCATCCGTCAAGGCGACCCGACGCGACCAGCTGGCTAATCCGCGCCTTGCTATACCCAAGATGCGCCGCCAAAGCCGTCGCGTTCACCTCACCTGCCCCGTTGTTCACCTGTAGTTAAGGCTGCGCTTAAAGTTTAGCGCCAAAAAACACATGCGCCTGATTTCC